GATGTACATTCCCAAATCCGTGGTATGTTACCGTAGAATCTCCGTTCCTGGTGCATTCGGCATCAGGACAGGGGTAGCAACCTCAGAGAAAGGGTATGTACAATGGCATGGCGCGAACAAGCAACATTCGGGACGGTCAAGGCTAAGACGGTAGACGTGGACACGCTGAAGCTCGGCGGGGACACGCTCAACGGAACTGCTGGCACAGAGCTCACGGCCACTGCCGCAGAACTGAACCAGTTGGACGGGGCGATTCTCGCCAACATGACCGCTGGCACTGGTATTTCGACGGGAACTGGCACGGTATGCCAGCACCGCGTCACGAAGGTTGGGGATCTGTTCAAGACTGAGATCTTCCTAGACGTGACGGGCCTGAACGATGGAGGGACTGGCGTTACGGCTGCTGTTGTCGGCCAAGACGCCGGTACGGCAAACTGCCATATCGGACAGATCCTTGCCGCTGTGAATGGCACGATTATCGCTGGCCGCGTTCATTGCCTGATTGCTCCCGCCACCGGACACGCCGACATCGACCTATGGACTGCCAACGAGGGCACGCTTGCGCAGGATTCGGCTATCGGTAACGCAACTGCCGAAGCGCAACTTGTCCAGGCCGCGACATGGGCTGCTGGTGACATCATCGCACTGACTGCCTTCCCGCCAGCAGACGACTACTTGATCCTGGCAATGGGCACTGCTGGAAGCGATGCTGACTACACTGCTGGCGCGTTCGTCCTCGAACTCTGGGGTGTCTAAGCAAGGTGTTTCATGGCGCAGGGTAGGATGTTGGCTTCCTAGGGTGACTCATAATCACCCATACGAGGGTTCGATTCCCTCCTCTGCTACCACAACAAGGAGTGTACCACCATGGGTCAATCACTAAGCATCTACACAATCGCTCTGCAAGACGAAGAGGACATCGCGAAAAGCGGTGTCTCGACTTCCGCAGTTGTCGATCTCAACGACTACAAGCCTGCCAAGGCCACTGCCGGGCTGCAAGTCACGTTGACTGGCACAGGAACGGCAAAGGCTGAGGTCACTGTCTCAAACGATGGAGTCACCTACACCGAGACGTCAGGCGGCGATGTTGCCACTGGAATGGCGGCAGGGACCACCTGGGCAGTGTTCGTGCTTGACGTGTCGCGATACCTCAAGGTCGTCATCACCGAGACTGGCGCAGCAAACCCGGTTGTCGCCAGTGTGACGCTGTCATTGCAGTAGAGGGAGCCCAAGGAGACAAGGGGTGAGAGATGAACGAGAAGAAGACAATCTACCTGGACTGCTGTTGTCAAAATGAAGTGCTGCGGGTTGAATATGATAGTTATTTCAACGTCGCGCTGTTTTCGCAAACTCCGTCGTCTCTGTGGGAACGCCTGCGTAACGCGTGGCACATGGTTCGTCACGGCGAGCCGTTCGGCGATCAGTTCGTGATGAATTGGCACGACGCAAACAGACTATCGCTGTTCCTGATAGAGCACAGCGAGGGCACTCTAGGCATGACAATCGAGACGTTGGACCCAAACAACTACGAGATTGGACAGCATCGCCTGATTTGTGAAGAACTTGGCGTGAGCCACCTGGCGAACGAAGGAGGCCCAACGGCGATTGAGGCGGTTTGTGAACTCAAGAATCCACCCGTGTAGCTAAACTGAAACGATTGGAGACCGCTACACCAATGGATGTTGAATACTATGCAGAGCCAACACTCTCCAGGCTCCATCATTCCGAGGCGCACGTTCGCGGGATCATGGGGCCAATCGGTTCGGGGAAGTCAGTTGGCTGCTGCATGGAGATCCTTGACAAGGCTCGGACGCAGGCACCGGACAAGAACGGGATGCGCAAGAGTCGATGGGCGATCATTCGCCAGACCTACCCTGAACTGAAGTCCACCACAATCCAGACGTGGCAAGACTGGGTTCCCAACCAGATTTGCCCTATCACTTATGGGGCCCCCATCGAGGGCAGGTTCATCACTTCCCTTCCAGACGGGACCACCGTCGATCTGCACTTGTACTTCCTTGCTCTTGCCAGACCCAAGGACCGACACCGCCTGCTCTCCATGGAGCTAACTGGCGTATGGGTCAATGAGGCTAGAGAGTTGGATAAACAGGTCATCATGGATGCCTATTCCCGTACTGGCCGATATCCAAAGATGATTCGCGACGATCCATCGGCGGTAGGCTGGTGGGGCATGATAATGGATACCAACCCACCTGACAATGATAGTTGGTGGCATGAACTCGCTGAGAAAGCGAAGCCAACCGGATGGGAGTTCTTCCGCCAGCCGCCTGGGATCGTTCCAGTGTTCGACGCCAATGGCAACGTCTGCTCATATCGGGCGAACCCGAAAGCTGAGAACGTCAAGAACCTCAAGCTTGGGCATCAATACTGGATGCGCATGACAGAGGGGGCAGACCGGGAGTGGATCAATGTCCACTGCTGCGGGAACTACGGCAGCGTCTTCGAGGGGAGACCAGTCTACAACGACGTGTTCAATGAGACCGTTCACGTAGCCAATCAGCCTCTAGGGCTGTATCGGGGACTCCCAATCCATCTTGGCTGGGATTTTGGTCTCACTCCCGCTTGTGTCGTTGGGCAAGTGGCTCCAAATGGGCAACTACGGATTCTCAGAGAGTACGTCTGCACCAGGGGAGGCATCAAGCAGTTTGCCACCGACGTTGTCAAGCCAGCCTTGGCAAACACCTTTCCGAACATTCCATTTGTGAGCACTGGTGATCCAGCTGGGGATCAGGCGAGCCAGGCAGACGAACTGACGTGCATAGGACAGCTCGGGATGCTTGGGATACCCACAAAGCCAGCCAGCACAAACGTATTCCTCCCACGAAGGCAAGCAGTAATGGACCACTTGACCCGCAACCTGGGGGACAAGCCAGCCATGTTGATCGACCCGTCCTGTAGCATGGTCATAGGCGGTTTCCGTGGGGGCTACATGTTCAATCGTGTCCAAGTTGTTGGCGAGCAGAGATTCAAGGACGAACCATCCAAAAACAAATATTCCCATCCAGCGGATGCGGTGCAATACCTAGTTCTCGGGGTGGATACCGTTCAATCCGTGGCAGTGAGACCAGAGCCTCCACCACCACCGATGCCCTCATGGGGATAACATATTTTGCACTGAACGTCTTGCATTGTACATTGCGTGTACACATAAAGAGCATATAATACATTGCGTGTACACAAACTGGGAGCAGACATGGCCGAGCAAATCCTCACAATCAAGTCTAGCGCGCAGTTGGACAGAGAGGATCTCGCTGCCATTGAGAAGGGCAAGCAGGGGAAGATCCCCTATGTGACTAAGCTCGCAGAGTACGTGAAGAACGCGTTTCAGGATGCTGTGACTCACCGCACGAAGAATGGCGTTTCTGATCGGATGATGCACTCTCGTAGACTCAAGCAAGGGGTATACGAGACGGATGAGCTAAATGCTATCGAGCAAAAAGGTGGATCAAAGCTTTTCCACAACATCACCGAAACCAAGTGCGAAGCACTACAGGCGTTGCTCGGAGACGTGTTCGGACAGATTCAGGATCGTGCATGGGACGCCTCCCCTACTCCGATTCCCTCGCTTGACGATTCCACGTCCGAGGATGTTATCCGGTTGACTGTAGAGCAGTTTGCTGGGAATCCAGAGGCAACCCCAGAGCAGGTGACAGAGTTCGCCAACAATCTCTATGACGAGACGCTGAAGGTGGAAATAGAAGACGCCAAAGAGAAATGTGCCAGAATGGTCACGGTCATGGACGACCAGACCACAGAGGGTGGTTTCCTCGACGCGTTGAACGATTTCATTGCCGACTTGTCCGTCTACCCGTCTGCGATTATGAAGGGTCCGGTTCTGGTCAGCAAGAAACGCATGGCGTGGGTGAACGGCGAAATATCCGTTACCCAGAAGACAATTCCAACATGGTCATGCGTTGATCCAACCACGTTCTATCCTGCTCCAAATGCCCGCACGATTGACGAGGGGTATGTCTGCGAGGTAGTCACGTTCGACAAACGGGCACTCTCCGAGCTTCGAGAGGTGGATGGATGGAAGGATACAGCTATTGACGCTGTGATTGGTGCTAAAAGACAGGGGAAGAGTGGCATAGCTGCCGCTGGTGGTCTTGACCCGAACATTTCCACAGACAAAGCAGACCTTGAGGACAGGGAGACATCGACGAATGGCGGTATTGCTTCTTCCAGTGTTTCAGGCGTTGAGTTCTGGGGAAGCGTCCAGGGCAAGATGCTTTCCGCGTGGGGCATGAAGGATGGGATAGACGACCAGAACAAGTACTACGAGGTGAATTGCGTGATGGTTGGGGATCTAATCCTGAAGGCGGTTCTCAATCCAGACCCGCTTGGCAGACGCCCGTACTACGTCACCAGCTTCATGCCGAACAAAAATTCTGTGTGGGGCACCAAGTCTGTTCCAGAGAAGATGGCCGATTGCCAGCAAGGGGTCAATGGTGCGCAGCGGAACATGATGAACAACCTGGCCCTGTCGTCTGGTCCACAGGTGGCAGTTGACATCGACGCTGTTCCTGCCGCGTACATGAGCCAAATCGCCAAGATATTCCCTTGGAAGGTATGGCCTTACCACGGGAAGGAAGTCGGGCAAGGACGCAAGCCGATGGACTTTTTTCAGCCAGACTCCAACGTGCAGGAGCTTTTAGCTGTCAGCGAATACTACGAGAACAAATCCGACGAACGGACGTTGATACCACGATACACCTATGGTGACAATGACCTGGGCGGTGCTGGATCTACTGCATCCGGTCTGTCCATGATGATGAACGCGGCGAATCGCGGGATCAAGAGGATCATCAAGAACGTGGACTTGTCCATCATGCG